CCTTTGTCAAGGTCTTTGTGTTGACCATCAAGAACAAGAATGGATTCACGAACAGCATTATAGATGGCTTTGTCTTGACAGAACTTCTCTGTCTTATCAACAAGCCATTCAATGTCAGTCTTCTCATCATACTCTAAAGCGGTAATGATACCAGATATTGATTGATACTGATCATCACTAATGTTAGACTTCTCTTCAATAGAGATACGAAGTGCCTCTTTCGTAGGCACCCCGTTGTAGTCGGATATGTAGTTTATAATCGACTTATAGACACTTTTCTCAGAGAAGTCATCGAAATAATCATCACTGAGAAAAGGCACAACTCTTCGCATATAATCTTCATTATGTAACAATCCTGATAGAATCGTTTGCTCAAGCATCTGCGATTGTCTCCATATCTGGCATCTCTGAATCGTCTTCTAACAATGACTTAGTTGCCATTGTGTACTTCTCTTTAATAAAGGTTGCAATATCAGTCTTCTCAAACATCATCAACCAGAACTCTTTGTTATCAGCAATCTCTTTGGCTCGCATCATCTTATCGCACAATACTTCACCAGTAGATGGGTCGACTGCTTCGTACCAACCAACTTTAGGCTTGACGATATAACCACCTGCTTCAGCGACATCCATTAGACCAGACCATTTCGAGATACCACCTTCAAATGTCACAGACACTGGAATCTTCGCTTTCTCACGAACATGACGAGACTTCTCAATGTTAATGATGAAATGATAGCCAGCAATCTCTTTATCAACTTTCTCTTGTTGACGACCAATAATCCAGATAGCATCTGCTGAATAGTAAGCACCAGTACCACCAGATACGATATCTTTTGGATATAGACCAATCTCTTTGTATGTATGATTCACAGCAACAAGAGGAATATCTTTTAGATTTAAGTGCGGTGTAACCATTCTGAACAGAGACTTCATCTGCTTGGCACGAGACATATCAGCAACTGATTTACCAGACATAGCATCTTCAACTTCTTTCTTAGAAGCAAGGTTACCGATAGAATCGATTACGATACAGACTTTATCTTTCTTATCAAGACCATCTAACTGTTGCATGATATCAAACTTCAACTGCTCGACATCAGTAATCGGTGTATGAATCACTCGATCCATATCTACATCAAACGACTCAAAGTACGACTGTGGCGTACCAAACTCAGAATCATAAAAAAGCACAACTGCTTCGGGATATTTCTTCTGATATGCGGCAGCCATCAACAATGCGAAAGCAGACTTAAAGTGTTTTGATGGGCCTGCAAGCATCAGCAAGCCTGGTGTTAACCCACCATCGATTCGACCAGACAATGCAACATTCACCATAGGTACTGGTGTCGGTGACATTTCTTTTTTACCAAAGACTTTTGAGTCCATGATATTTGACGTTGCCTTGATTGTCGAGTTCTTGGCAAGTTTTTCCATTAATGACGACATAATTTATTCTCCAAATTCAAATTCTATATTATACTTCACGAGGCTATTATAACACTACTTGTTGTAAATGTCAAACAACTTTTTCTCAAACTGTTCAATCTTTAATGTGCGATTAGGCCATAGAATATATTCTTTCTCTGGGTTCGCTTTTAGATTGTTAAGTAGTGGTGTTACTGCATTGTACAGTTCGTCTAACTGACTCTGCAAAGTTTTTGCTGATGATGAGGCCTGCGTTGCTTCCTGCTTGACAGCCTTTACTGACTGTAGTTCATCCTCGTCTACGGCTGTAAAACCGAAATCGAATATATCTGACATTTTTTTCTCCTATTTGTCTTCTAAATCTTTTTTCATGTTGGCGATTAGTAGATACTCTTCTCTGAGATATTCTTGATTCTCGTCAAGCCATTTCTCTACTGATACTGACTCTTCGCCATAACTATCTCTCTCATACATTGCTTCATAATACTTTCGTTTAGCAAAATCCTCAAATGAGGGTATGATCATTCTCATGTAAAAAATCCTTCGAGTGAATTTATATATTCAAGTTCCCAATTGATGGCATCTGATACCAACTTCAATGGTTCTTTGAATGTCTTGTTGAACTGCATCTCATAATCAATGTGATCGTGTAGACCAAACTCTTTTGGTAAGAATGGATTGAATGAGATGACATTTTCCATAACTGGATTAGGCATCTTTAGATAGCAGAACTTCACTTTCGATCCATTCTTGATACCCTCACTAGAAAGATTCAATTTCTCTATCTGCTTGTTACACACAAGTGCGCCACGAACATGAATCGGAGTACCTTTCTTATATACAGTGTATTTATCTTTCCACTTCTCTATGTCACTGACACTTCGGGGAAAAGACACATCTTCTGGTGGTAGACTCTTGAACTCTTCATAGAAGTCTGCCACAAACTTCTGTAACTCTGCTTCTGTAGAGTTGAGCATCAGTGAGTACGCTTTCTTAAACTTGTCTCGAACGATCTGTGGCGTTGACGACTTAACTGCTTCAATGCCCATCACTTTGAGTTTTGGCTCTGCGTACTGAACACCCTCATTATTATACACGTTAAGTATATAGCGTTTCTTAGCAGTCCAGATACCCTTGTCTGCGATTGCTTCACGAGCCATGACCATTCGATTCTCGAATCCATTGAGTCGATCATTCATCTTCTCATAAGACTTAGCAAGCATTGGTACGATCTTTTCTTCACAGGCTTTGTCAATGAAACTCACAGGGTCTTTTGGATTGACTGCTTTCACAAGAGGATTCATATCGACATAAAGCGAATCAGTATCAATTGCAATTACATAATCTTCATCTGACTTGAGCATCTTGTTGAGATACTCGTTCATGGCTTTCTCAGCCCACTTGATTGATAACTGACCAGACAGTGTAATACCTTCTGCAATACGAAGATCAAAGTATCGAAAGTATTGATTACCTAAAGCACCATAAAGCGAGTTGAGCAAAATCTTTACAGCTTGTTGGGTATTATCAAGTCGATTGATTTCTCGACTGAGTTCTTTACTCTTAGCCTTTTCATACGCTTGCTTCTGCTGAAGCATATCTTTCTTGACTGTTCTACGTTCGTTGTATAAACCAATAATGATATCTGGTAGAAATCCACGCTTATCTTTACGATACATCGAACCATTTGCGGCAACAGATACGTCCATCGCCTTTGCTTCTTCTGTCAGATCGTTTTCGAGATAATGATCTACTCCACTTGCAGTAAAGTCACCATAACCATTGAGTAGAGTCTCGGTCGACATATTGTACTGAACAATTAGATTAGGATATAGAGAGTTCAAATCGAATGAGGTAACCCATTCGCTCATACCAACTCGTGGCTCTTTCACATAACCACCAGGGTACGAATCTTTGTGTTTGTGTTCTGTTGGTGGAACTGCAATCTGTCGTGCATACAGATAACGATAGATGATTGAATCCCAAATACCAGTTGTACCAAAAGTCTCGCTGTAGTTCACTCCACCCTTGTACGCAATAATCAGTGCCAAATCCATCAGACCAGTTTGCTTATCAATCTTGTCTACTAACTGAACATCTTTGATGTTGTAGTCAATGAACTTCTGGTGATCTGACTTGTACAGGTCGAATAGAGAGCCATGCTCTTCATAAGACAACTTCTTCTCACCAAGAACAACTGATGATATATGATCTAGCGAATATGATGCTTGATTGCCGTATGTATAACCAAACTTCTGAAACAGATCATAGTAGTCTACTTGTTGAACACCATAGAGTTCATAAGCATCCATGCTCTTGCCTTTGATAGCAATCTGGCGATACTTAGTGATACCAAATGGAGAGAACTTCTTGACAGTCTCTTTACCAAGAATGTTTTCTGTTCGCTTGACGAGATATGGAATATCAAATAGTCGAATGTTCCACCCAGTAATAATGTCTGGACAGTTGTGTAACCAATGATTTAGAAACTTGATGATTAGATCAGACTCGCCTGCACATTGAACATAGACGACTTCAGCACCATCTAAATCGAGTTCTGTCTTGGATACATCGTAATCACCACAAGCCCACACATAGTATGCGTTGAGTTTACTACTCTTGTAGCAAATAGACGTAACTGGATACTTGGCTACATCTGGCTCTGGAAATCCATCATCTGACTGAACCTCGATATCGATGTTACCAACTTCGATGTTTTTGAGATCGTATTCGATAACACCTGGGTGCTTCTCATTGATGAACTGAGCAACAAAGTTTGCGTTGCCATGAACTTTGAAGTTGTCGATATCTTTATACTTCTTGATGAAGTCATTTGCTTCAGACATCGTATCTAGGCGAATTGGCTCAACAGGTTGATCATTGAGCGTTTTCCAACCAGACGTTGCTTTCTGTGAAGCAAGATACATCGTTGGTGCAAATGGCACTCGTGCTTTCACAGGATTGCCTTGCTTATCATAACCACGATACAGCATATTATTACCGTATCGATTCACACAAGTATAAAAACTCAAATTACTACTCCAAATAAAAATTGCATAATATAAGAAACATTGTACATTATATGAAACACTTTGTCAATACTAATCGTCTCTCTCACCAACACCATAGTCAATCACGACTGGAAATCTAGGTATTCCGT